GGAACCGCGTGGTGTTATACCAACCTTAACCCATAAAAAAAGCCCGCCGATAATAAATCGACGGGCTTTAGTATATGGTGGCCGGGGACAGAATCGAACTGTCGACACGCGGATTTTCAATGAGAAGCCCGCCTACCCACTAACTTCTTGATATATCAGTAAATACCCCCTCTAAAACCTTCCAATAAAACACACTCCACTATGCAGGTTAAGTGATTGATTTCGCTCAACCTCCGAAAAAGATATTGGAGACATTATGAAAGACAAAAAAGAAAAAACCCGCTGGCGGGCGGGTATCAAGAAGTACAAACATTATTATTTTATATGCGAGTCTGATTATACCAAATCCACGACTGTATCGCTATCTATGGTGGGGGGTGCGTAATGGGCTGGAGCAGATATGAGCGTGATGGCATTGATATTAAGGTTTGTCGAACAGAATCGAACGGCCTTTCCTCAGACGAAGTGAGTATCACTACAGATAACTTTCGCCTTTGCTGGAGCCGCTATCCCTACACAAAGCACCGCATTCGCTGGGATAAACATCCTGACGAGGTTGAAGTCCATACTACTGGTAGTGACAACTTTTACATAGAGGCGCTGGGAGATCCTTGGTTTATTCAATCACCTCCATTGCCGCACTCCTACGGAGTAATTCGCGAACTCAGCCACCGTGCTGACGTAGACCTAGAACTGCCAGTGCTGCTGGAAGTCATGGCGGCAGAAATACGAAGGGTTAATGAGCAAGTTGCTGCACGTTTTGGTGGGGAGGATTACTGATGCCAGTTCTATCTATCACTCAGTTCCCCAATCAATGGGCAAGGGCCAAGCAAGACCACGCATGGACAATGGATGATCTTGAGGAATATGTTATTGATCCTCCTGAGTTTGCAAGTAAAAGCCAGTGTGCTTGGATCAAGCTAGCGAAATTTGGAAATGTGCGAACCGACAAAAACTGTTTACGCAATAACGCCAATGTAGTTTCTATAAGCGGTGCTGAAGGTGACTATGATGGAAAAGTCATGCCCATGGAAACGGCGGCAGCCACTTTGGATCAGGCCGGGATTAAGGCCATTTTTTACACTTCATCTAATTACTCCCAAGAAGAACCTAAGTGGCGGGTGCTAGTTCCCTTCTCGCGTGAATTTGAGGGGACTGAGGAAGAACTAAAGGCCATCCGATCCCAGATGCTAAAACGTGTTGATCGGGTTCTTGGTTACGTCTTAGCTAGAGAGTCCTATGTGCTGAGTCAGTCCTACTATATCGGCCAGGTGAAAGGCGCTGAGTATAAGTCTATTTCGGTTGATGGCGATTATGTAGACCAGCGCGATGATCTGAGCGTGGAAGAACTCAAAGCACCTGGATCTAGTGTTACTACCAAGGCGGCAGACTCATTTGATTATGCCAGCGCAGTGAGCGCGATATTTACGGAGGAAAATTACCACCAGTCCATGCGCGACATAGCAATGTCCTATATTGGATTGAGGCATAGTCCAGATAGAGCAAAAGCCTTGCTCAGATCCATTTTTGACTCAAGCCCCAATAAAGGGGAGAAATGGCAAGATCGCTACGATTACATTGATACCGCAGTAGATACGGCAGTAGCTAAACGGAAAAAAGAAAAGGCAGGGCAACTGACGGATAACTTTATATATATAGATACACTGGATGTCTATTTCCGCAAAACTGATAAACAAATCCTAAAACCAGCGGCGTTAAATCGTAATCTCCGCATGCAGTTTCCTGATGGGGCCGCGATTGAATTTGATAGTTCACCCGATAAGGTAGTTGCGTCTGGACTAGGCTGGCTGCCTGTAAAGGATGACATTATTGAGCTGAATGGGGTCAATCTGGTTAACACCTATGCAGGTATTCAAACAAAACCGATCCCTGGTGATGTGAGTCTCTGGTTAAAGCTATGCCAGCATATCTATGGTGAGCATACTGACCTGGTGCTAGATCATTGGGCCTACAGTATCCAGCACCCACTCAAAAAGATCCGCTGGCAGATCCTTGTCTGCGGTGAGCCTCGCACTGGTAAATCATTAACCTCTCGCCCTGTTGTAAAGATATGGGGTAATGCGGGAGTGTCTATGTCACCCGAAGAAGTCCAAACCGGATGGGGCGATGGTCTTGTGGGTAAGAAGTTCGTGTCAATGGAAGAGGTTTATATGCCAGAAAACAAGGCGTTCTATAACGGCCTCAAAATCAGACTTGCTAACGATGACCTGGAACGGATCAACCCCAAGGGCAAAGGCATAGTGATTCAGCCTAACTTATATTCGATGATCCTCTTCACAAACCACGGTAATGCGCTTCACTTTGATGAGAACGATGACAAATTGTTGGTTATAAATGCGCCCTCTGAAAAGTGGGAGAAAGCGGAATATATTGCCTTGGGTACTGCCATAGATGAAGGTGAAATGACAAACCACATTTATGACTTTCTACTAAAGCGTGATGTTAGCGACTTCTCCTATTCTGCATTACCTGTGCGCACTGATGCCGCTATTGAGATGGCCCGAGAGTCCATGCCGGATTATCAGAAGGCATTGATTGATATGATTGATAGTGAGCAATGGCCTTTTAATAAGTCTTACTTCACCTTGGGTGAAATACGCAAGCAGTTGCAGGAAAAGCGCTATGGAAAGTTCGGTGACAAGGGCATTACTGAGATTTTGCTCAAGAAGGGAATACACAGATATCGAGGGCAAAAGAAAGTCAGTGGAGCGGTAACCACCACTCCTCGTTTTTGGGCGGTAACCACCCTCGCTGGTTACTCGCCCTCTCAAATCCATGATTGGTACACCCGCGAAACGAAAAAGAATCTACTAATGCACTCTGAAAACTGGTAGTAACCGGCAGGTAACCAGCAGGTAACCAGCACTGGGTGGTTACCGTTTTCCCCTGCAACGGCGCGGGTTTGAAGGGAGCGGTAACCAGGTAACCATTATATTTTTACTATTAGTAAATATAAAGAGAAAGGGGGGGAGGATGAGGCCATGTGTAGAGCATAACGGCGAGGTCAGAATTGGGTGGTTACCTGGTTACCTGGTTACCTCCCATCAATATGAAGGTGAAGAATGAGCAGATTTTACGATAAAGCAGTATGGAAGAAGGCTAGGCAACAGCAACTAACAGCGCACCCATTGTGCAAGCATTGTCTTGAAACAGGGAGATATACGGCAGCCACCGAGGTAGACCATATTATCCCTATGAGTGACGGTGGCGAACCGCTAGACCCAAGCAACTTCAGAAGCCTATGTAAACGTTGTCACTCAAGTGTGACGCTACACGCGAAACATGGCACCGAGGCCAAGATCAAAGGGTGTGGTGCAGATGGGATGCCACATGATCCGAATCACCCTTGGTACATCCGGGCTACCGATTCATCATGAAACCGATTATCTCTACAACCACCGCCCCCTCTATATCGAGAGTTTGTTTGTCATGGGATTAAGAGGCCCAGGGGCAAAGCCCGTAAAAACTGCCACCAGAAAGCGCCGACCAGCATGGGAGAAGCGGGGGCTTAGTCGCGCTGATCGCGTGATAGCCTTTGTGGAATCACTGAAGATCACCAGCGGCTCATTGGCTGGCGAAAAAATGCGGCTACGAGATTGGCAGAGAGATATTGTCCACGGGTTATATGGCACCGATGATGAAGGCAATCGGATCACCAGGCAGGGGCTGATAACCCTCCCACGGAAACAAGGCAAGACTCAATTGGCGGCTGCACTGGCATTGGCTCACCTGGTGGGGCCAGAAGTAGAGCAACGGGGGCAGATATATTCTGCTGCTGCGGATAGAGATCAGGCTGCATTACTCTATAAAGAAATGAAGGCCATGCTCCAAGAGGCACCCCAACTGCTTGAACGGGTGATTATCCGTGACTTCAACAAGATGATTGAGGACACCGACAGCGGCAGTATTTACCAGGCGCTATCCAGTGATGCCAGAAAAGCCCACGGGCTGAATGCTTCGTTTGTGGTATGCGATGAGCTGGCCCAATGGCGTGGTCGGGATCTATACGACAACCTATTGACCAGTATGGGGGCAAGGGCAGAACCGTTGATGGTAACGATATCCACACAATCAGCCGACCCTCATCACATTATGTCTGAGCTGGTTCACTATGGTGAACGGGTGCTATCTGGCGAGGCAGAAGATCCGGCATTCTATGCCTGTATCTACCGTGCGCCTGAAGATGCTGATGTATGGGATGAGCAGGTCTGGTACGACTGCAACCCGGCCCTGGGTGATTTCAGATCCTTGGAAGAAATGAGGGCCTTTGCCAACCGAGCAAAGAAGATTCCAGCGGCAGAAGCGTCATTCAAAAACCTTTATCTGAACCAGCAGATTGATGCAGAAACCCGCTTTTTGAATCCGTCTGAGTGGCTGGCCGGTAAAGATGACATTGATCTGAATGACCTAAAAGGGCGTAAATGTTGGGGTGGCTTAGACCTATCCAGCACCACCGACTTAACCAGCCTTGTTTTGGTGTTCCCTATCGGCCCCCACTTGAAAACTTTGTGTTTCTTCTGGGTGCCAGGTGACAGATTACGCGAGAGAGAAGATAAAGACCGGGTGCCTTATACCGTCTGGCGGGATCAGGGAGAGATTATCGCCACACCAGGTAAAACCGTGGATAAGAACTTTGTGGTTCACACCTTGGGCCAAGTGGCGGCTGAATACGATATTCAATCCATAGCATTTGACCGCTGGAGAATAGAGGATCTGATAAAACAGTTAGGTGATGAAGGCATTGAATTAAACCTTATCCCATACGGCCAAGGCTTTAAGGATATGGGGCCAGCGGTGGATCACCTGGAGACTTCCATTCTTGATGAGGTGCTATGCCACGATAGCCCAGTATTAGATTGGTGCGCCTCTAATGCAGTAGTAGTTCAAGATCCAGCAGGCAACCGGAAACTAGATAAGGGCAAGTCCTATGCTCGTATTGATGGAATCATTGCACTGGCAATGGCGCTAGGAATTTACTACCGAGAGCCACCAGTGGAAGAGAGTGTGTACAGCGAGCGGGGTTTGTTGGTGCTTAGCGCCTAGCATTTGAGCCTCACGCGAGGCTTTAACTTGACACGACCTCATCAGAGGCTATAATAGAAACATCATATGAGGTTAGAACTATGGAAAACGAATACCCAATTAGTCTTTATGAAACCACTTTCACTCTCGCAGAAGTCGAGAGCGTTACTGGTGTGAATAAAAAGAACATTAGAAACTGGCTTGATAGAGATGTTATTAGACTGCGTATTGACGATTTCTCTGCGGGTGGAGGTAAGCGACTATTTGCCCCCATCGACATAATGAAAATAGCAACTCTTGGAGAGCTTACTAAACAAGTGCAAATGGCTCCCTCAACCGCCTGGGAGGCAACGCAACTAGCGGAGCGCCGGGCAAAAGAAATCATGGATTCATCTGTAGATGCTCCTGATATAGCCAATGGAAGTCGCGACCCACAATTCGCAATCTTGCAAATGATGGACGACCAGTTGCTAGTAGGCCATATAAGGCAGTCACAAATTCATAAGAACAACTGGATTCATGCGTGTGTTTTACTTCCTTTAGACAGAATAATTTTCGACACCCTCGAAGAACTTTACGAGGTGCGCGCAAAAGAAGCCGGCGAATTTGAAGGCCGATCCCTCATCGACCACAAAATCAAGTTCGCTGAACTGACTCTCGAAAAAGATGAACTCTTTGAATTGCTTGAATCGGAAAACCGAGAGCCTACAGCAGATGAGGAGCTGAAAATATTGGAACTGAATACAGAAATTGTCAGATCAAAATCAGTTCTCGGGAAGACCCAATAATGAATTCGGCCCATGTCGTGAGACAGCGCCAAAGCCCGGCAGGCATTCCGTCTGCTGGGTTCCCTTTGATGGAGAAAAACCCAATGGTAAACGTACAAACTATAAAAGAGCGCCGCAGCAATGTGGTTAAAAAGATGCGTGGTCTTACTGAGGCCGCAGCAAATGAAAGCCGAGATCTGGACGATAAGGAAGCAACCACGTTTGATGAATATCGCTCCCAGCTCACTGGACTAGACAACCAACTAGAGCGCGCAGTAGTGGTGGCAGACGCAGAACGCAGTATGGCTGCCGACCCTAATCAGCCGCGCCGTGGCAACGATGGCACCTTTGAAGAGGCTTGCCGCTCCTTCTCAGTAACCAAAGCAATAGCAGCGCACCTTGAACCCGGCCAGGTAGATGCAGGCAAAGAGTTTGAGATTAGCCAAGAGATTGCGCACCGTAGTGGCCGCAAGCCTTCAGGGATTTTTATCCCTCATGAGGTGTTCCAGGAGCAACGAGCCATTACCACAAGTGGCACCGGGGGTCAGTTAGTACCCACTCAGCACAAAGCCGAGATGATGATTGATCGCCTCCGCTCTTCTCTTCAGGTGCAAGCACTAGGAGCAACGGTTCTTGATGGCCTGGTAGGAGATCAGGAGATCCCCCGTTTGACCGGATCAGCAACCCCATACTGGGTAGCAGAACACGCCGCAGTTACTAGCTCAGATCAGACCTTTGATAAAGTTACGATGGGGCCAAAGACCGTAGGTGCAGAAGTTGAATATTCGCGCCGCATGATCTTGAATGCAGTGCCAAGCATTGAACAGCTTATCCGCTCTGATCTGGCGCGTGTAATCGCTACGGGCATTGATGATAAGGCTATCAATGGTGATGGTACTGGCAACACCCCTACCGGCATTCTGAATGTTTCGGGTATAGCTACGACCAGCCACGGCACCAACGGCGGCGCTCCCACTTGGGATAACGTACTCAACATTATTAATGAGCTTGCAGTAGATGAAGCTCTAATGGGTTCATTGGGTTGGTTGACCAATTCAAGCGTTGTTAAAGCACTGCGCAGCACTGTCAAAGTGGGTTCAACCGATAGCCGCATGTTGATGGAAGATCCCGGCTCACTTGCAGGTTATGGATTGCGCCAATCCAGCCACTCACCATCCAATGGCACCAAAGGAACAGGAACCGATCTGTCTACACTGATCTTCGGAAACTGGTCTGATCTTTTGATTGGATACTGGTCTGCTGTAGATATCCTGGTTAACCCATATCACACCGATGTCTATTCCAAGGGCGGCGTAAAAATTAATGCCCTTCAGGATGTTGATATCTCAGTCCGGCACCCTGAATCATTCAGTGTAGCCACCGACATAGTGACAAGCTAATGAGTATGGAGCGCAGAAACGCCATAGAACTCCGAATGCCCTCACCAGGGCGTTTGGTGGGCTATGCCGCTGTTTTTGATAAGCGGTCTAGGGATTTAGGCGGCTTTACAGAAAGCGTCCACCCTGGAGCGTTCACGCGCTCTTTGGGTAATTCAGAAAACGTCATGGCCTTGTACGATCACGATGGAAAATCCGTACTTGGCCGGGTTGGTGCTGGAACTCTAAAACTTGAAGAAGATGAACGTGGTCTACGTTTTGAAATCGACTTGCCACCTACCACCGTAGGTAAAGACTTAGCTGCCCTGGTTGAACGCAACGATGTTGCAGGGGCCAGCTTTGCTTTTACTGTTCCCAAAGGTGGAGACAAATGGAGAACAGAAGATCGGTCTGTTCATAGGGAATTGCTAGAGGTGAATCTTCATGAGATTACCATCACTGGTAATCCAGCATACCCAGACACCAGCGTAGCCAAACGACACTCACTGTTTATTTATCCAGTGCGTTTGAGTTTGGCCATGCGGTATATGGAGACAGTGCTATGACTTGGTTCAGTAAACTATTTGAGAAGAGAAGTATATCCAGCAAAGATCCCTATCTAGCGGAGCATTTGGGCATTAAGGCGAATTCAGCAGGGCAGTATGTATCACCAGAGACAGCCACGGGTGTAGCTGCGGTTCATGCTTGCGTTCAACTGATAGCCGAATCAATTGCCAGTTTGCCATTGGCTCCATACCAGAGAATGACGGATGGCAGCAAAGAGATTGATTCTACTCATTCGCTGTATCGTGTATTACATAGCCAGGCCAACCAGGTTCAAACCTCGTTTGAATTCAGAGAGCAATTCATATCTTCATGCCTGCTTACTGGCAATGGGTATGCGCTAAAAGTTCTGGATGGAATGGGTGGAGTATCTGAATTGATTTGCTTACACCCTGACCTAGTAACGCCAATACGGTTAACCAATGGCCGGGTGCGGTATGAAGTATCAACGGACAGCGGCACTAAGAAATATACGCAGGATGAAATCTTGCACCTTCGCTATCGCTCAAAGGATGGATTCACCGGGCTGTCACCGATAACCATAGCGCGTGACACTATTGGAACCGCTCTGGCTCAGCAAGAATATGAAGGCAGTTTCTACAAACATGGCGCTACTTTATCGGGTGCATTGAAACATCCCACCAAGCTCACACAGGATGGCATGGCCAACCTGAAAAATACTTTCCGAGATACCTACAGCGGCACCGGTAACGCATTCAAGGTAATAGTATTGGAAGAAGGCATGGAGTTTCAGCCTATATCCATGAGCCAACAGGATGCGCAGTTTGTGGAGTCCAGGAAGTTAACCCTAGAGGATATCGCCCGGATCTACCGCATACCGCCACCTGCAATTGGGATTCTCCATGATGCGACTTACTCCAATATCACAGAGCAATCCAGATCATTGGTAATGCACACCTTGCGCCCCTGGTTAGTACGCATCGAACAGGCTATGAATATGGCTTTGCTATCGCTAGATGGACAGCATACGCACTTCATTGAGCATAACGCTGAAGGTCTGCTTAGAGGCGCTATTAAAGAGCGTTACGAGGCTTACCGTATAGCCCGTGAGTGGGGCTGGTTGAATGTTAACGAGATTCGCGCACAAGAGAATATGGGCGGCATCGGCAGCAACGGTGATACCTATCGCCAGCCAATGAATACCGAACCACTGGGAACCGAGGCGGCGGCATAATGGAGAGAGAGTCCACCTTCCTATTGGCAGACGAGATACAGCAGATCACGCTGTATTCTCGTTCTGCTGAGCAGTGCAAGGAATTGGATAGGCTTGGACTCCAGTACATGAGAAACCGCCACGGCAAGCCCTTAGTATTGCGTAAAGCATTAGATGAATTTTTCCACCTAAAGACCGCCACAAGTGAGCCTGTAATTAACCTAGATGCACTAAACGAGTTGCAACATGGGTAGACAACGCAAAACTGACAGACACTTACCGCAGCGCATGTACTTGCGTTCTGGTAGCTATTATTTTGTCGACTATAACGGCAAGTGGATTAACTTGGGCCGAGTGTATGCCAAGGCAATGGTTGAATATGCCCTGTTTACTGACCCTGATAAGCCCTGCAAAACTATTGCTGATTTATTGGAGCGCTACCTTAAAGAAGTTGCACCGCTGAAAGCAGAGCGCACTTACCAGGACAACATTAAGCAAGGCCGATACCTACGGGCTGCACTGGGTCATATACAACCCGACCGACTCACAGCGCAGATGATATACCAGTATCTTGATGCAAGGGGCAAGAACTCACAGACACAAGCCAATAGAGAGCTGGCCTTGTTGTCGCATATGTTTACTAAAGCCATCCGCTGGGGCGTGGTTGATCGGAATCCATGCAAAGGGGTTGAGCGTTTCAAAGAGAAACCAAGAGATCGCTATATCCAGGATTGGGAGTATCTAGCCTTCCGTAAATTTGCTGGCCCGCTGATTGGTGCCTACATGGATTTCAAACTACTGACCGGACTCAGGAAGGGCGACATTTTACGTTTGCGCCTAGACCACCTAAAAGATGACGGTATCCACGCTCACATATCAAAGACAGATCAGAACGTGATTTTTGAGTGGACAGATGCGCTACGCCAGGCAGTAACCAACATACGAAAGATAAAACGCCCAGTTACCGGGCTTACACTTTTCTGCACTCGTCACGGCAAGCCTTACACCGTTTCTGGCTTCTCTTCGATCTGGCAACGGAAAATGAAAGAGGCACTGGCAAAGCAAATTATCAAAGAGAGATTCACCGATCACGATATTAGAGCCAAGGCCGGTAGTGATGCTGACGCAGATCAGGCATCAAAGCTACTTGCTCACTTAGATTCACAAACCACAGAGCGGCATTATCGCCGTAAGGAGAAGGTAATTAAGCCATTATTCTAATGATTTATTGGAAAGAAGTGCGTTTTTTGGAAAGAGGAAATAAAACAGGCTCACCGGATGAATGGTAAGCCTATGATATTTAAGAATAATATGGTGGCCGGGGACAGAATCGAACTGTCGACACGCGGATTTTCAATCCGCTGCTCTACCGACTGAGCTACCCGGCCTTGTTGAGAGGGCGTATTAGACCGATACTGTCGCTCCGAGTC